TTTTGGAAGATTTCAACCAACTGAAGTAACTCTTGCAGTAGGTGAAAGTGGAATTTTAAGAGATCCAAACGATCCATATAATCCTTATGGAGCAGATAGAAAATTTGTAAAAATTAACTATGCTGATGATATTAATGGATTAAATTCTAGAAATACAGCAGTTGCTTCTCCTAATGTTTCAAATTTAGATATATTAGGTTCAAGTGTAAATACTGTTGTAAGAACAAATAATGCTGATGGTAACGGAACAATTACAATTGATCCTAATTATACATCTAATATAGGTGTAACAGAAAGACAAGACATAGATCTTACTGGATCTACAGTTTCAGATATTAATGAAGAAATCTTAAATATAAGTTTACCTCATAATACATCAACGGATATTGTTGAAGAAAACATTAATGTTGTTAGCTTTGGACCTAGTGGATATATTAACACTGATCCAGATAATGACAGTGCAAAAATAGATAATAAAATTGAATTAGCTGATTTAGTTATAGAAACTATTAATATTGATAATACTAAATTTGGTAAAAACGCTCAAATAGGATTAAATCAAGCATTTGTTAATTCTGATACTGAATTATTTTCATTTATTAAATTATATCAAAGCAATACTTGGGAATTTGTTAATAGTATCGATCATACTGATAATATTATTTCAAATAAATTAAATTATCTTTTAAGTTACAATCAAAATAATAATACTGGAACTGTTTATAATTCTCAATTAAATATAGTAAGAAATATAAATGATTTAGACATAACTAATGATATTGTAGATTTTAATAATAATAAAATTATATGGTATAATGGAACTAATATTAAATCATATAATATAATTACTAATATTACAAATAATGTAATAGAAAAAGAAGGTGTTTTATCTATTAAATTCAATTCAGAAAATAAAATTACTTATACTACAGGATCAAATGTGGGTGGATTAGAATTAGATGTTTTCGGTGCAAGTAATTATACTTTAACTTTAGATAATAATTTTTATATAGATCATTCAGAAGAAAATTTTGTTGAAGGAAATTCATATGATTATGATATTACCATTCTTGTTTCTAGTTTTACAAATATAAGTGGAACTATATCATATCCCCCTGCTAACCAGGGAGGTGCACCTTTTAAATTAAAAGTTAATAATAATGTAATTAGAGAGGTATTTGTAAATGATATAATTTCATCAGTATCAGGAAGGGTATATGATAACGAAACAAATTTAATAGAATATAATATAACCGGAACATATGTTGCAACTGCTTCAGATAACGGTACTAATTTGGACATTGAGGTTGAAAATATAGGTTATTCAATTTGGATACTTAATAACGGTACGGATTATAAACCTTTATTTTATGGATTGGCTAAAACTGTAACTGGTCCTGGAGATGTTGATGAATATACTTATACATTTAATCCTGGAAATAATTTAAATAGCTCATCTGGTTTAATGGGATATAATTTAGCTTCATCAGCTTTTAATATAGTTAATAATATTAATAATACATATAATTCATCTGATCTTTCAGCTACTCTTGATTATGTTTTTGGTAATTATGTAATTACAATTAATGAAAATAATAATCCATCAGTAGGAAATAAAAGTATTACATCACCTCAGGGTCATTTATTTTTACCTGAATATATAAATCCAGAAAATTTAATAGATAGTGTAGTTGATACTACATTTTTAAATGGTAAAGTAATTCAAAATGATAATAATAATTTACATGTTGTTTCTGATAATACATTTTTATTAAAACCTATTGTAAATGATACACATAGTAACATATTATATTCTGATAGAGGTTATATTACTACAAGTCATAATAGCTCTAATGGTAAGGTAACTGTAATTTCTTATGATCATAATAATAGATTTATAGAAGAAGTAGAAACAAATCAAACATGGCCACATCATCCTAAGGTAAGGATAACAGGTTCAGGAAATTATATTCTTTTATGGGATAGAGCTTATAATGGTCAAGATATAAATATATCAAAATTATATTTATGTAATTCAGAAATAGATTCTGGTGGTAATACTATATTGTTAAATAAACAATGGTTAGAGGGTAAATCATATTCTACAAACGACGTAGTATTAAGACAAAATCCAATAGATTATTCATGGGGATTATATACCGCAACTGGAACGGCTGGAACAAATGATCCTCTTATTTCAGGGTGGACTTTAACTACAGCTAATGTAGATGTTAAATATACAGAAAAACATGCCACAAATAGTAGATTTGATACAAGAAATGTTGCTCCAGGTCAAGGACATGTTTCTATTGGAGAAAATCCAGATAATGGTAATTTAGTAGGAGCTTATTTTTCTGGAAACAGTTGGTATCCACTTTCTAATAGGAACTGGGCATTTACTAATACTTTTAGTGAAAATCCAAATCTTATAGCCAGGGTGGGCTCTCCTGCGGGACAGCACAGATCATCTGAATTTACTTATGGAAGTAGAACAGGTGCTGCTAACTGGGCTAATTCTAGAAATGGTCCAATGAATCATTTACATTCAGCTGGACTAATACCTGATATAAGAAGTATTATTTATAATGGATTACCAATTTCAAATCTTAACCAAACTAGCGGAGATATGAATTTACCAAGTACTAATAGTAATAAACAAAGACATGGAACAGGTCAATATGTTTCATTTATTGGTACACCAGGCGCGGGATATAATTATCATAATTTATTTTATCTGGCTAATAATTTTGATGGAACTAATGGTATTGTATTAATAGATCCAAATGGAATAAAATCTGATGATAATGATACCACATATGTATCTCATATGGCTGCAGGTAAAGAATTTTTGATGTATTGTAACAGAAATGGTGGTAATTATTCATGGACTTTTAAAAAAGCTAATTCTAGCGGTAATTTTATAAATACAACTACATTAGAAAATTTTAATGGTAGTTTGCTTAATAATTTACAATTACCCGAAAACTATATAGGCCAATCTTCGGATGGGTCTGATAAATTATGGATTACTCACGAAGATAGAGCTAATAATACTTTTACACTAAAGGTATATTCAAATAATAAAATTAAAAGTTATTTTATAAGTCAAGATCATATTGCAGAAACTACAAATTTAGTTGAAACTTATTATAATGATGGAACAGGCTATGAAAAAATTAATGAAAATACTGCTTTTAATGTAATAGGATATAATGATTATTTAGCATTGGACAATAATATTTATAAATATAATGCAAATAATTCTGATATTGAAAAATTATGGAAAACAGGAACAAATACCACATGGTCAATGTCATTAGGTACTTACGGACAATTAACAAATATTATCTTTTCACCTAACTTAGGTGCTAAAGACTGTTTATATGAAATTGTTAATAAATTACGTAATGATTTTCCAACCTTAGATGTATCTTATCCATATATACTAGGTAAATTAAGGCCTAGCGATACAACTAATACATTAAATGGATATGGTATTAATATTAAATTAGGTAATAGTGGAGATATAGATACATCTTTTTCTGTTAATGATCATAATAGTGATGGTGAAAATTTAAATAGTTATATAGAATATGAAACTGATGGAGATGATTCAAATTCAATTGGTACAACAATTATTGTTAGGGATCCAGATGGAAATTCTATAATGAGTATAAATCCAAATGGTTTACATAATATAATTAATTGTAGGGATACTGTTGGATATATGATTTCAAGTTATATAAATAATAATACTGAAGCTCCTTATGATTATTATTGCAGTTATGATCAAATATCATCTAAATTAGAATTTGAATCGGCCAATACTCATGAAGTTACAGGTTTATGGGAAATAGAAATTGTTCATGGTACATCTGGTGGAAACTTATCTGCTGGTACAGCGACTGTAACACAATCGGGTGTTTCTCAAACTAATTTTAGTATTAATGCTAATGTACCTAATTATTTTTATCATATAGATAGAACAAATAGTATGCAAAATATTAATAATGAATTAATACCTATTAATTTGAATGCTAATCAAGTGGCTACTCATTATGGAAACAGATTATCAGCATTCTTTGGAAATTATGGAACAGTAACTGTTTCTAATAATGTAATTAACTATACCACAACAATTCAAGATAATATAGATTTACAATTAACTTTTGGAACCAATTATGCTTCAGCTAATAGTACTGAGGGTGTTTTAGGAGCTGATTTATCAACTTTTGAAAAATCATTATTTACATTAACTGAACCAGATGGTACAATTTTATCAAAGGAATTCTTTTCATGCAATCCAGCATTAGACTCTAATGCAGTAATAGGAAATGATATTGAATATATATTAGAGGATTTATTAGGTAATGATACTAATAATACTTATGATAATAAATTTAATATTTTATTAAATTCTAATTTAACTAATGTGGAATTTACATCAAATGATAATATATATCATAATATACCTTTTAATATTGAAGTAAATCATAGAAATGGAAATGGAAATTATTCATTTAACAATGGTACTGTTACTCAAAATGGTGGTAGTGATCCTGTTGTTTATGGATTAACATCTACACATAGTAGGGCTGAATTAGATATTAGTAATAATGAAAATTTAGTTTATACATATTTTAATATTTATAATCCTGATAATTTATCAATTAATCCTCAATATAAAATTGAAATTGCTTCTGATATTGATTTTAGGTTTAATGAATTATTATCTAGTGATAATTTCTTAAATATACCTAGTGATAATGTTATAGATGTTGAATTATTAACAGCTGAAAGCCTTTATGGAATTCCAGTTGTTCAAAACATTGCAAGATTATTTCCATCATCATTAACATTAGCACAAACTAATAATGATTCAAATGGTATTCCACAAGATCAAAAATATTTTATTGCTTTTTCAGTAGATGAAAATTATAATATACCAACAAATCCAATATTAGGAAATACAATAATTATTACAACTAATAATGTACAATTAGATGGAACAACTTACGCCATTAAGGATAGAGTTTATATTTATGATGGAACTAATTGGTTATTACAATAAATAAAAAATTAAATACAGGCCTATTAATTTAGGCCTATATTAAAAATAAAACATAGTTTAAGAAATACTATAATTCTTATAAAATATATAACCTTAGTTATATATAATCAATCTCATAACTAACCCACAGGAGAAAAAACAATGAGAATATCAAACATACAACATTACCTAGGTGGTGCTGATCAGGTTATAGCCAGAGAAGTACTAGTAGGTAATCAATTTTTACTAAATATAGAAACAGAGGATGATACAATAGATTTTAATAGTCCAAGTACTTTATTTAGTATAAAAACAGAAATATTTAATTCTACTACTACAGAGAGCAGAGGATCAATTAAAATTGATTCATTAACAAAAGTCCCAGGATCTAATCAAGGAGTTTATTCAAAGGAACAAGTTATTAGAAATGCCACTAATGGATCTTTTGATTTGCTTATACCAAACTCTTTAATTTCATTACCAGGAACTTTGGCCAATCCGCCAATAGCTATTATACCTAACAGTCAAGATCCGTATATTGTAGTAATGAAATGTCAATGGACATCTGGTGAAATTACAAAATCTATAAGATTCTTATTTATCATGAGATATCAACCACAATAGGGGAATTAATATGACAATTAAAATTACAAATCAAAATAACACAATTAAACTTAATCCAAATTCTTTATCTAAAGAACAAATTAAAACTGGTTATGAATTAAATGATAATACAAATGCATTTACTGATAATGATAAGGAAAATATTACTGATCTTATAAGTAATGTAAATACTAATACTAATAATATTACTACTAATACTAATGATATTACTACTTTAGAAAATACAGTTAATAATTTAAATTTAGGTGGATCAGGAGCAACTGCTGAACAGGTTGCTGCTATTGCACTTAATACTAATAAAGTAGGTATTACTCCAACTCAGGCTCAAGCCATTGTAGATAATTCTGCTAAAGTAGGTATTACTACTGAACAAGCTAATGCTATCGTGGATAATTCTGCTAAAGTAGGTATTACTACGGCTCAAGCTAATGAAATTACAGCTAACTCACTTAAGGTATCAAATGTAGATCACCCATTAGTTGAAACGGCTGTACCTGCAAATGCAGTATTTACAGACACAATAGGTGCTACTCAGGCTCAAATAGACGCTATTGCTCTTAATACAGATAAAGTATCAAATGTAGATCACCCATTAGTTGAAGCAGCTGTTCCAGCTAATGCTGTATTTACTGATACAGTTGGAGCAACCCAAGCTCAAATAGATGCTATTGCTCTTAATACAAATAAAGTAGGTATTACAACAGCTCAAGCTAATGCTATTACAGCTAATACTAATAAAGTTGGTATTACTACTGAACAAGCTAATGCTATTGTAGCTAATACTGATAAAGTTGGTATTACACCAGCTCAAGCTAATGCTATTGTAGCTAATAGTGCTAAGGTTGGTATTACACCAGCTCAATCCAATGATATTACAGCTAATACAACTAATATTGCTACTAATACTGCTGATATTGCTGCTCTTGAAACTGAAGTAGATAATTTAGACTTATCAGGAACAACTTATACTGGTGGTACTGGTATTTCAATTGATACTGGAAATGAAGTTTCAATTCAAGATACAATTGTAACTAAATTAAATAGTGTAGGTAGAAATTTACCTAATATAGCAAATGAAGATAATGATATTGCATTTATGATAGTTATGGGTGGTATGAATGTTACCGGTGATCCTCAAGGAGTTGGTAAACCTAGTTCTTCAGCATTAATTAATGATATAGAAATTATGAAAGAAGGTAAATTCTTCTTTTCTCCTTATAGTAAATCTAATAATAATGTATTTGCTGCTCAACATAATAAAGAAAATGTATTTAGTAAGTTAGCAGAAGCTTGGAAAGCTAAAAGGGATATTGATTCTTCTTTACCTAAATTATATGTAATAAACTGTTCTTATGAAAATAATGGATTTAATATTCAAAACTATGTTTTAGGAACTACTGATTCAGATTCTAGATGGGATTTATTTTTAAGAAAAAATGGTGGAAGTGATCATTTTACAATACCAGAAGATACTGTAAATTCAAATAATTCTTTATTTTATACTGCACAAAAAGCAATTAGATCTGCCTTAATAGAATTTGCAAAAGAAGGTAAAAGAGCCTTTCATGTTGGTACTGTTTGGAATGGATTTGAACAAGAAATAGATTCTAATAATTATGGAGTAAATTCTTTTCCTGCTAATATTAGGTTTTTAAGAAATATGATTGATGAGGCTTTAGGATTAACTGATTCTGATTTTCATATATGGAAACCAATGTCTAATCATAATGATTTTAATAGTACATTAAATAAATTTCAACAACATGTTAATGATTTAGCTGTATCTGAAAATAATGTATTTGTTATTGATCCATCTAGTTTTACTGATTATGATAATAGTGATTCACATTTAGGAATATTTAATGATTATAGTACAAGTATAGATGCTGATATATTATCTACTGATAAAAAATATTATACTTCAAATGCATTAGCAAGTGGTGCTGATGCTGTTATAAATAAAATTATAACTTCTGGAGCAAATAACTCTGAAACAATTACAAGAGGTACTGCCGTATGTTTGGATGTTAATAGTTTAATATTAAGTCCTAAACTTTTAAATGGTGGAAAGGTGTACGATCATAAATTACTTAGACAAACTAGATTTAATTTATATGGTACATTAACTGATGTATCTTTTGCATATTATGATAGTGTTACAAACACAACATCTTTTAGTATGAATACATCAACAAGGGATGTACCCTTACCTAGTGGAACTACTACGGTTTTAGTTGATGGAATATCTACAACTATTGTATCATCAACTGATGAATATTCAATTGTTGTTTCAGGAGATCAAACAAATAATAATAATTTTACAACTGGTGCAGATATAACTGATATTAATGAAACTATTGTTGTTGATGTTTTATTAAATGAAACTGATCAAACATTAGTATAATAAGAAAGGATATAAATAACTATGCCTTGGAACTTACTTTTAAAAGTTGGTGGAAGTGTATACTCTAAGTGGAGTCAAAATAGATCTGAAAAAGCAACTATGAAACATAATGTTGCTTTGGAAGAAATGAAAAGTGGTCATACTAGAGCCAAAAGAAAATGGTCTTTAGTTGCTGATATTATAATTGCGTTAATTGTTTTAGCGCCTTATGTTATAATTTTAGTTTCACCTTTTACTCATAATGCTTTGCTTGTAAATGCTTCTGAATATATTAATAATGGTATCAATAAAATACCTAATCAATTATGGATACTTATGTATATGGTAGTTGGTGGGAATTTTGGAGTGTCTGTTAGTAATATTATTTCTAATAAGAAAGCACTCAAATAATGAAAAGAAATGAAGATAAATATGAAATATATCTTCAAATTGGAATTGCCTTTGGTGTGTTTTTAATATTGCTTATGGCAGTATTACAATAATAAAATTTATATATAGGCCTATTAATTTAGGCCTATATGAATTCTTTAGACTTTATACAAGTTATATGTGATAGTCAGTTCTTGACCACATTTAATATCTTTCCTAGTAATTAAAAAAGATCTTTTTCCTACTATTGTAGGTTTTATAATTTTGTTACAATTAGGAGTATCAGAATGATTTAAAAAACCGCCTAATGGTGTTCTTATAATTTCAAAATCATCTACATAATAATGGATCATACCTAAATTAGTATATGCTTCAATATCAAATTTAGCAAATAATCCTAATCCGTGTACTGAAGAATTACTAATAGTTAAATTATAAGGTAATGGTAAATATTTATTCATTCCTTAGTACATTGTCTAACATTGTATATGCACCATCATTATTACCTTTAATAATATAATATATAAGCTTAGTACATTTATATGTTTTGATTGAGAACTTAACTAACGACTGCCTACACTTGTTTAAATAACCTAATATTACAGCTTTATCCATTTTCTTTATCCTTCTTTTTATTAAACAAAAAATCATTAAATTTACCTAATAGAAATTTATCTATCATAACAGCTTTATTCATACCCTTAATATAACCTTCAAATGCAGGTTTAAATTCTACTGTTGCTTTTTCCTTTTGTTTGCCACTTATATGAATTGTATAAAATGGTCCATCATCATATCCTATAACATTATGACAACCACTATTTTTATCTTCTTTACTATGTGTATAATAATTTAAAATCATTTTTTATCCTTTTCTATTTCTTCTATATAACATTCGGCTTTTACAGAATGGTTCATACCATTTATTTCGTTTGCTCTTTGTTCACATACCTCAAGAGACTTTTGTTCTCTAGGAGACCAACCATCAAATGTTTCTCCACTTATCCAAATTCCACCTATTAAAATATATATTACTAAAAATACTTTCATTTTGTTATTCCTTTTATTATTGCTAATACAGCAATTACTATTAATATTGTATAAATTATAATCATTATGTTCCTTTCTAAATTTTGGCTCCTGGAGCAGGACTCGAACCTGCGACCAATTGATTAACAGTCAACTGCTCTACCAACTGAGCTATCCAGGAATTTATGGACCTTTTAAACAGGTTGTCCAGCTGCTTCGGTTTTCTGTAAAAGCCATTATGTGTGAGGATATGTGGTAGAGAGAAACCACTGGCATAAATTACATTGTCTTTCTATTTCATCAGTTGCCTCAATAAGGACTTATATTTCTGAGTTTGAAGAACTAACCGAAACTTGTATTAACTCACTTCCTTAAAAGCAATATTATCTACTGAATGAGATAATCTACCAGTCATTGGATTATAACTGGCTTGTCCTGCCATACCGGTATTACCGCTAAAACGGGACTTAAGTACAGCAAACTTAATTGTATTACGTTCGCTATCCTCAGTTGCCATAAGGTTCCTAGCAAAGGCTATTATATCAAAACTAATTTGTTTAATAGATCCTGAGCCTTTAATATCATCTAAAGAAGCCAATCTTCCTTCTTCAAATGATTTTGAGTCTCCACCGGCTTTCCTTAAATGTGATATTAAGGTTAGGTGGATATTATATCTTTTAACTATTTTTAATAAACTTGACATTACTTTATCAATAGCTTCATTACCAGATAAACCTTCCGATCCTTCTGATACCGCAATAGTAATATGATCAAGGATTAAATATTTACAACCAATAGCTGCTAAATATTCTATTCTTTGCAATAAAGAATCATCTTGAACAGATCCCATGTGATCTAATAGAATTAATCTTTCGTCCCCGAAGACCTTTTCATATCCAACCCTAGCTTCTTCTTCTGTAACATCTTCAGGCATTCTAATATTTTTATTAATAGACATACCAATAAGTTTAGTAGCAGTATCTCCAATAGATTCCTCTAATGAAATTAATCCTACTTTAGCTTCATCATTATTTAATAAACCTAATATCATTTCTTTAACAACAGTAGATTTACCTGAACCAGTTCCAGATGTCAGTAAAGTAATTTCACCTAATCGGATACCCATTAATTTATCATTAATGCCTTGTAAACATAGTGGATATGGAATGGATTCGATAGTGCTTCTTTCTTTAAACGCTTCCCATACCTTTTCACCAGATACAAAACTATCAGGCTTATAAGCTTTTGCTGACCAGATACAATTTATATATTGATCAACCATATTTTTCTCTAATGCCTCATTGGCATCTTTAACATGGGTACAATCAACTATATGTGCCTTACCTGGTGTAATAATATGAGCAACTTCATTTCTAGCTTCAATACCATTTTCATCATTATCAAATGCTAAAAATATTTTGTCATATTTATTAACAAACTCTAAATTAGATGCAATATTTCTTCTGGCACTTTGAGCACCATTAACAATACTTACAACATCAAATTGAGCTTTTTGTTTAGTTAACATTTCTAAAATAGATAAGCAATCAACCTCACCCTCAGTAATAACTAAGTTTTTTCTTCTACCACTATTAACTTGGTTAAATAGTTCTGGTACCTCAGCTTTACCAACAGATCTAAAATCTTTAGTTGATACTATTCTTTTCTTATATGCTTTAATTTTTTTATTTACAGTTATTGGATAGTAATGACTAACAATATTTCTATTTTCATCATATTCTACCTTAACTCCTGCATCATATATAACCTTTTTAGATATACCTCTAAAACCATCAACTGGTAATTTAGCTATTTCTTCTATTCCTAGGTTAGATTGTACAACTGAAAATGCTGTATCTTCAGCTGTTATTTCTTGTGATCCTGATTGTGTACTTTTCCTGCATGAAAAGCAATAAGTGCTTCCATCCGAATACACCGCATTGGCGTCACTACTACCACAAGACTCACAACCTGTGTGTTTAATAAATGTAGTATTTTTACCCATTATATTTCTCCTTTTATATTATCCGTTATTTTTTATATCTTATATTAATCCATTTAGCAAAACGTATTAAATCTTTTCCCTCAGCTGCAGTCATCATTTGATTAGCTAATGAACAAACCCACTCACAGTTACCTTTTATATAACCTTTACGCGGATCAATTCTATCTAATGTTGGACTACATTTATCCTGACCTGGATTTCCATCTTGAGATGGCCGCATTTTATAACCTAATATAGGACATTTATTATCTTTAGGCCAAATAGATATTAGATATTTACTATCAATATTATATTTTAAACCTTTTTTCTTTGACCTATATTTAGCATAACCTGCAGCCCGACTACAAATACCTTTTACTGTTCTATTATATTTTTGTTGTGTTTTCGATCTCATCTAAATATTTATTCCAGTATTCAATATTCCATTTTTCATCATCATAATCTTTAACAAGATATAATAATGTTCCCATTGTATTAAGTCTTTCAACATAATCATCAGGGTGCATCTTTTTATAAGTTTTAATAATAGCATTAAATTGTTCTTTAAGGTTTTTACCCTTAACAATTTTTTCAGCTTTTTTAATTCCTAGTCCAAATAAGCCTGGTATATTATCTACAGAATCTCCTGTAATTAATTGTTTATGAAACATTTCAATTGCTTCAGTTGTACTAATAGCAGTTAATGATTTGTATTGCATATTATAAAACAATCCACCAATCATCTTCCAATCTTTATCTACTGTTGCAACCATAAATAATTGACCTTCTCTAAGGTATTTAGTACCCTCAATACAAGCAGTATCATCTGCTTCATATAATGGTACAGTAACTGTATCATATTTCTTAACTACATAATCTCTTATAAATGTATAGTTAGATGGTTTTTCTTTTCTCTTACCTTTATACTTTGTAAATCCTTGCTTTAAGTTTTTCCTGAAATTACCAGGTCCGCTTATATGAAGGCTATAACTTGTACAAGCCATTTGATCACATAAATCATCATATAAATCATCAAATACTGATGTTACATCTAAATTATCTTTCAAGGCTCTATGACAGGCTCTATAAATTAATATATCTCCGTCAATAATTCCTATTATTCCTTTATTCATTTTAAATTCTTTCCATTAATGGTGCCCTCACGAAGAGTCGAACTTCGGACCTACTGATTACAAATCAGTTGCTCTACCAGCTGAGCTATAAGGGCACTATAAATTACTAATGAGTTTCAAACCAGTTATTTCCTGATTTAGCCTCACCAGCCATTTTTATATTTAGTTCTAATGTTGTGGTTATATATTCACCAAATGAATATTCTAATATCTCTTTAACCCTTTTTAAATCTTGTGGGTTACATTGACATTGAACTTCATCATGAATTAAACCTAGCATATCAACATTAAGTTTTTCTTCTTTAAACATTTTAAAAGCATTAACCACTGCAGTTTTAACTGTGATTGCCTCAAACGCTTGCAATAGGTAATTCAACAGTTTAAATGAAGATTCAGCATATATTTTACGACCATCTAAAGCAGGTACAAATCCTATACCATTTTTATATTCCGTAGTATGAAAGAAGTTATTTAACCTTTTAGTTAATTCCTTTAAACCAGGATAAACTGTATAAAGTTTATTTTTAACATCTCTACCTTTTTCTAAATCATCATAACCTAAAACCATTTTTCCTAATTTCGCCAAACCAGCGCCAAAGATAGTAGCATACAATATTGACTTGGCTACATTTCTAGGAACACCAACAATGTCAGCAGTCCTTTGGTGTATATCGCCATTTAATATATGTTCATTTACATCTTTATTATTAAGGTAATGGCCTAAAGCTCTAATTTGATTACCAGAACTATCACAACCAACCATAACCTTGTCCTGGTCAGCTACAAATAGTTCTCTCATCTCTTTACCAAAGAAAGAATTTGAACTAGGTACATTAACTATTTTACTATGCCTTTGTCTAAATGTTGGAGTTCCAATGTTAAAAGATTCTACATATACTCTATTATCATTTGCTTCAGCTAACTCAATCCAGCCTTTTAATACGCTGTGTCTGCTTCTCAAACTATAATAATGTAATATTTCTTTACCTATATCACCTTCAATAGTATGTATTGAATCCTCTGTAATCTTCGGTTCTCCTTTAGGGGTAAACTGTGTTGGTTTCCAATTTGCATCCAATAACATACCTCTAACTTGATCCATATTACCTAGGTCTGCTTCAACCATAGTAAATCTTCTAAACTTCTTTTTTGGATCCCACAAATGAGTATCTTCTTGGTTAACTACTTTACCTAAAAATTGACTTAACATTCTAGCACTTACCGAACTTAATCTACCATCCTGTAAATACTTGGCTGTTTTATCTTCTTTATCAACATAAACTTTTCTAGGTTTAAGTGTTGGATTAACCTTGTCTTCTATTTTCTTCATTTCAGAAGTTAAATACTCATAATGCTTTTTAGCTAATGGTGTATCAAACTTCCATTTATTTTTAACTTGTTCTGAACATATTTGTGCTATTGCATGTTCTGTTTGTAATGCTGTTTTAAATGTAGGTCTATTTTTAATTAATGTTTGAGCCTCATTTACTACATACTTATAAACCTTATGGTTCAAATTAACATCTTGGATTGCATAAGTTTTCATTTCCGGACTATATTTTAAAAAGTCTGGGCTTTCTCCTTTGGCATCTTTTAATATAGCACCAAAGTTCTTTAAACTATGTTTACCTTCTCTTCTAAAATTATTCATTTGACTAATAATCATTGTATCAATCATTTTAATTGTAGATGGTGGGTTCCAATTTAATAATTTATGCATAACAACATTATCATATGCAATAATATTATGACCAATAAGAACGGTAGCTTTATTTAAAAAGGGTACTAACTCATTTAATGGTTTACTGGTTGCATCATAATCAGAAAATGTAAATACTTCATTAGTATCAATATCCTTAACCACTGCTAACCAAATTGTATTAACTGTATCTAATAGGCCGTTTGTTTCTATATCATATACTAAACGCATATTATCTCCTTTATATTTTGTCCTTTAAAAAATCGAACATTTTTAATTTTAAATCAGCCATATCACCATCATTATGCATAATATAGGGTAATGCAACATCATCAAGTGCTCTTTCACTTATATGTTGATCACCATTAAATCCTTGACGCTTAATTCCAATAACAAATCCATGTTTATTAATCATCTCTACTTCATTTGGAAATCTTACATCAGTTATAACAACGTGATTATCTTGGGCTTTATATTTTTCTTCAACAATTTTTACCCAAACATCTTGATGCACTAAATCTCTAAAACCAGTTCCTATTACTTGTAAAAGAAACCTAGGTGTTTTATTAAATACTTGTGGTAGTTCTTGCTCTCTTTTTTCTCTTGATTGTGGAGTTGTCCCGTCTAACATACTTCTATTTAAATCAAATGTACTTGCTACCAAATCCTTAATTGGTGCAGCAAATGACATTTTATCAAATCCAAACATTTCTGTTAATACGGATCCTGCTGTATCTTTACCTGAGCTTTTATAGCCCGCTATTCCTATTATCATTTTTATATCCTCGTTTACAATAGTTACAATAATTATTTTTTAACAACTCTAACTCTGCTTTTTGTTTATATCTATGTCTAAAAAACCTACGCCATAATGTAGATCTAATTAAACTTACAACCATAAATGTAAATACAATACCAATACTTTGTTGGGTATTAAATTGTATATTAAACAAATATGGAATAAGTGTTAATTGAACTAATAAAGCTAAAAAGAAACCACTTCCTATATCTACAGCGGCTTCAAATACTGTTTTTAAATTACTCTTTAGTGATTTTTTTAAGCTCATCTTCTAATCCTTTTGATTTAGTTTCAAAGTATCTAGTACAAACACCCAAAGCAATAATTATATTACTCAAATCCTTTTTATAATCTTTTTGAGATTGTGTTACAATTATTTTTTTACTATTCATAAATTCATGAATTGTATTTGCTTCTTCAACTAATATTTTACCTACAATATCAATATTATTAATTTGTGCCTTAAGTGAATATTGTTGTTTTTCTAATTTAGTTTTATCTGTTTCATTTTCATTACCTAAAAAATTATTTATAGTCATATTTATCCTTTATTATTAATGTATTGTTTTTGTACCAGTAATTGTATACATAAAATTACATGGGTAACTTGCTCTAAATTCCTCAGATACTTTTGCTTCATCAAGCATCATATCTAACTCATCTTCATTAAGGTATTGTAAATTAAATATTTGACCTATAGTTATAATTAATTCTAATTTGTTAGTTTCAGTATTTACTAAACCAACATCTTTACCTTCTAAATTCTTAAAATATCTTCTTACTTCGGCTTTCTTTTCACCGGATTTAATTAGCTTTAAATATTCAGGTAATATTTTAAACATTACCATATTCTCTTTTTTACTCATTTTAAAATTCTTTCTAATTTAAATATACATGGGACAAATTAATGCCCCATATATTTTAATTTTATTATTAGTTCCAATCACTTATTAAAAGTGATGAGTTCATAACAAGTTCATTAGTGGTTAAACCGCCACTATCAGTAACTTTTATTCTCCAAAAAGGATAACGTGTAGAATCAAGACTAACTGTTTGATTATATTGAAAATCAGGTATTTTTTTCATAGTTGTCCAAACACTTGGTCCATATCTATTTTGTGTACCTAAAGATGCTTCAAGTTGGGCTGTAACAGTTACACCTGAAGTATTACATAGATAAATTCTTTGTTGTTTAAATACACCAAATCCAATATTATAATCATCAGTAGAATTACCATTTGAATCAAGTGGATAACTTACACCAACATCTGAATCACTAAAATCTGCATTATATCTATCACGATAAAAACTCATACCCATATCCCACGATTCTATATAAGAAGTGTCATCCTTAAGTATAGGTGAATTATAAGCCTTATCATTTAAATCATTTTTAAAATTTGTTATAGTTTCATTACCAAATAAAGTATCATATCTATTTATTGATCCATTAGATAAATACATACCTAGTACATTTGGATCAACATTTATGTATATTCCATTGGAATCTGTATGCCTATCAGCTGCGCTATCAGGTACTAAATCCCCATGATTAGATAAACAAAACTCTCCCATAGGATCATAAATTTCAATAAACAAACTATTTGCCATTGGTATTTGTATAAGATCAGTCCATACTGTAGTACTATTACTTGGTTTTTTAATTGTCTTAAGTGTAGCACTTCCCCTTAAATATCTACCTACAGATGATGTTTTTACTCTTATTTCTGTAGTTGCAGACATATTATTAAGATTAAATTGGAAAAATCCTAAACTTGGACCTGAAAAATTATTTGGTGTCCATGTATTTGATACCCAATTATTTAAATCTGATTTTCTCCATGTTTCTAATGCGTTAATCATTTTTATTCCTTTCTAATATATGTGGGACATAAAGCCCCACACATAAAAATTAATTAGATTATTTCCTTATCAGTATCAATTGCAGCAAATTCTAATTTATCTGCTCCACCATACTCTTTAAGTTCAGTTACTTGTAATGCAAGTAGTTGAACTGAAATACCAGATTTCCCCATATATTCATACGGTTTAAATTTAATCTGAACATTTCCACGGCTACCATTACCTATTGACTGAACATTAGTAATAGGTTGTAATTGTTTATCCACTACTGCTGGTGCTGGTGTATTATATTTACCATCTGCATCAGTATAGATTTTCTTTTTAAGTGTTGTACTATAAACAATAACTCCACCTTCTTCAACTGGCTTAACATTGATACCAGCTTTTTTCCAAGCATCAGCATCTAATTTATTAACAGTTCTTGCAACAACTGAAAATTGTGGTGATTGTTTATCAAAACCCATATCAGGATTTTTTGGATCTAATTTGACCCAGTTTAGTTCTACGTTATTTAGTAACATATTATTTTCTCCTATTTATTTATCAAGGCAATATTTCTATTAGCCCTATTTTTTACTTGTTTATAATAATAACTATATTTAATCGCTTTTCTAGCCATTACATAATTACCATTTATTAAGTGTTTTTTTAATAACTTAAACTTATTCAAACCTGAACAACCTAAGTTAAATGCCATATCGGTTAACACAATATTAACATTATTATTTGTCGACAAATGAAATTTAGTAGCACACTTAATTGCTACATTAATATCATTTACAAACCAGTCCATTATAGTTTCATCATTAACATATTCACCTATTGAATAAGTATCATTAACTTTATGACCTATTCCAACTGTTTTGTTTCCTTTGGTATCCGCATATACCATATTTTCATAACCCTCATTTAAGGTTATGTATTTCATTACGGCTTCTCTGTAAGACTTACTTATAGGTTCATCAGCATAAGTATTAACCGTACCAATAATTAAAAACAACCAATAAGCTATTAACCCTACATATACATATTTCTTCATTATATATCCTTTATTATTATTAAACATATTAACATTATAATCATTTTTAAGGATATAAAAAGCTTATATTATCCATGTTCTTTAAGGCCTATACAAGCCTTACATGGACATTTAATTGTTACATTTCCATTTGCATCCTTTTCTATTATTAGTGCATATACTTGGTTCATATCATCTTCTTCCCTCATATAATTACTATAAAATTCCCTATAATATTTTAAATAATGTTTAAATTGTTCCTTTATTTGATCTTTTGTAAGTGCTGGATTACCGCCATCATTCATATAATGTCCTTGCATTTCTATATGACCTATACCACCTTCACAATGGGTATATTCATGTAATATAACTTGAAATACAAAATCACTATTACCTTTAGCATATTTATTAATTAATGAATAATTAAATGAAATAAATTCATTACCTGGCTGTAACCAACAATAAGCCAAAGTATTTGGATGTTGACTCCAATCTAATGTAGGCCTAATAGGTGTTTTAACTTTTTTACCAACAATAGATTTAAAAAAATCTTGAACCTCTAATAAAGATCCTTGAAAATTATTAGTATATACTTTTTCCTTTTTACTATTAATTGTTGATGTTGCAATACCTATTAATAAAATAAATAATACAAAACTTAAATAGTTCTTTTTCATATTCCTCCTAAGAATTTATATGTCCATGTGGTAAAACCAACTATATCTACAACTAAATAAGTTACATTCATAATTAATATACCTTTATATTTTAATTTAACTGACCATATTGTTAATAATATAGCGCTAATTAAAAAGAAAACATAAGCCATAGGAACTAATAATAAATATAATGGACCTAGAGCCAATAACACACCACCAACTGCAGCTGTTATTCCACCCCAAAATTCCATTTTATTCATATTATTTTCCTTGACCTTTATATTTAGTATTTTTTTGTTGACGTTTTTCTTGTTTGTTTCTAGACTTTTTATGTACACCTTTTCTTTTAGGTGGTTTTGGTCTAGGTTCAAATGTTTTACTTAATCTTGCCATTTTAATCTCCTATGTATTCCAAAATGTTAATGCTTCTTCAGCTTCTTGTTTATCAGTATGTGTTTCAATTATTTCCATATCTTTAGTATCTAATATTTGATATTCAGTTGCACCACATTCATCCATTTGTTCTTGTAATTTATATCTTTGATTTTGCATAATAACCTTCTTCATTAATACTTATTTGTTGTTTAAGTGCTTTATCTAATAATTGATCCATAAATAGATCCCATGTCCAAAAAGAATTTGTATGTAATTTTCTTTTTACATTTAATTCAATTGGCTTCGGGCCTAATCCTGGAACAGTTAATCCTGTAGTTAAATTGGGATTATTTAAATTAGTAATTTCAATCATTATATCTGAATGGTATTCATAATCAATCCATGTTTTATGTAAATCACCAATACTAATTATTTTAATTAAATAGTTACCACTTTTTGCATCTATTAATTTATTATTTATTTCTTCAATTATCTTATCTTTTAATACAATAGGGCACGGAGTTAAAACTGGTGCATTATGTATTGATCTTATTTTAGACTTTTTCATTTGTACCTCTTTCTATTAATTTAATAAGCCCTACATTTATAAGAGAGGTAAAAATATAAACATCAGGGCTAATTAAATTAATTTATGGTTCTTCTGTAAGACTTACTTATAGGTATTTATTAATAGATTATTCACATTATACTTATCTATTAATCTATTAATTAACTATCTACTAAAGGCTCTATTAAGAGTATTTTTGTTTTTTAGTTCTTCTGTAAGACTTACTTATAGGAATTCCCAAATATATCCCTTACAGAAAAGGCATACAAAAATTAGTATCAAATCAAATCAAACCCATAAGTAAGTCTTACAGAAGGATCAGGTCAAATCAGGCCTAAAAAAGGCTATATTTTCAATAAAAAGATATCTACAAAAAATGT